CTCCTTGTACAGAGAGTGGATAAAACGCAGGTACTCAAGACCGGTCAGGAATTCCGGAAGGTAGTCGTTGCTTGCTAGGAAAAAAAAGAAGGAGAAGAAAAAAAGAAATTAAAATATGCTTTCGCTTTCACCAAGATATGACCTATTCCGCTTCCTCTTGCCCTTGCATTATATGCCGGAGGAGGTTCGACAGAAATGGCAGGTGCTCCTATCTAAAGAGCCTGGCGTTATCATCAACCCAGTGGACTATTTAAACGAGTCTATAAAAGGTATCACCATTCCGGGAATATCTGATCTGGTTATTCAACAAAGTCAACATTCTACCAATAGCATCACCAGAACCCATAAAAGACTGAATGTGGAGCCAAAACAGAGTAATAGCTATCCCACCCCAGCCAATCCATTGGATAAGATATCCAGGGAGTTCAAGGTTACCTTTAGAATGAATCAAGGTTTCACTAATTATTTCATGTTATATGAAACCATCTTTCATCGCATCTGTAAACCTGAGCTATATGATGAGGATGATGATTTTGTCATCGACCTTATGGATGAGACAGGAAAGGCTTATGCTCGCATCAGATTATCTCAATGTATAATCGATGGCATTGATGGACTGGATCTGAGTTATGATAAGGTAGAAAGACAAACGGATACTTTTGATGTTACCTGGAAATTTAATAACATCGATTTTGACCTGATAACTGGTGATGGTTTCAAGAATTAAAAAAAGGATGACCTTGTGGGTCATCCTTTTGTATTGTTATTAAGGGAGTGAACCAAACTACTCAGCCTTTGGCTCTTCGCTTACTTCAGCCATAGCCTTCTCCAGGGCCTCGGCTGGCTGGCGGATAGACTCATGGATAGCTGACAGGTAGTTCTGATAATCCAAATCGAACATATAAGCCTCATGAGCAGGGGCAAAATAGTTGTTGATAGCGAGGATATCTTCCAATTCCTTCTTGCCCTTGAACTTCAGGGTACCCAGCAGGCGAACAGTGGAGTCATAAGCACCATAAGGAATCTTGTCGTCTGGCTGAACATTGTTCCAGAAAACAATAGCCTGATAAACGCCCAGGGTTGTCTGCCATGTGCATTCTACCTTACTCAGGAAATAGACAATAGATTCACGGACATCGGATGCCTTGCGAGTGACATCACCATCGAGCTGTACCTTAGATGGAAGTTCATATGCCTGATCCTTGATATAGGCATCATAAATCTTGAACTCATCCAAAACCTTATTCTCTTCCTCATTCAACTGCTCCAGGGTGAAATCCTTAATGGATGCCTGATAAGCCTGTACGTCCTCTACCAGCTTGTTGCGGCGCTCTTCTGCGCTCAAGCCTTTCAAATCTTCAATTTTTAACATGTGTTATATCTTATTTGTTGTTAATATAATAGTGAAATCGTCCACAATAGTGATGCAATACTACCAATAAAAAGTAATTCAAAAATCATATATTTCAATTTATTCATCATATCAGTCCTTGTAACTGGCTCAATGACAAATAAATAGTTTGAATCGCCCAAGTCATCTATATGAAAGGTGAGCACCTCGAGGAGATTTTCCGTGGTTATAAAATTCCTCAGAAGGGTTAATCTGGCCATAGTCCACTGCTGAATCCACTGGGTATCATCATATCCACCATGTTCCTTTATCTCCAGTACTTGCTCTGGAGAATAGTGTCCGTTTTTTATATAAGGATTCAGTACTGCATAAATACGCGCACCGGATGCTCGAGAAAACTGTGTTTCAAGGATAGTACTAATCTTTGACACCAGATGCTCCCTATCAACAGCCTCGTTGATGATCTTGACATATTTTCGATTTTTCCACCAAGACCTTATAAATTTGATAATATACATGCGTTTATGTGATTATTATTTTGAATATATCTGATTTAATGAAAACGTTTAGCGATATAGTAAATGAAACTAAAAATGTCAACACCACAGTTAGTAAGGTTGACTTTGATGCATATTCTGCCAAGCTAAAAGGCTCTATTCCATCTGGTATGGCTATTGCCATGAATCTGCTCAATGATTATGGAATCAATGATGCCAATAAGGTAGATGATCTAATAAAAGCCAGCAAATCCCAACTCCAGAAGTTCTCAGATACTTATAGGGTTAGTGTGCAGGAGCTTGCTGAGCTACAGGGCCTTCTTAAAACCAATAAGGCATACTTGCATATACTCCCAATGTATCATTCAGAAACAGCTATTAAGGCTGTTCAGGCAGGTACCCTCACAGTGGATGACCTATTAATTGATATGTCAACTCCAAAGGGCAGGAACGAAGTAGCCAAGAAGTATATGCCAGTGGTTTATAAGATCGTAAACCAGATGACAGGTAAATCTCGCCTCTCCCGTTCCGATCTATTATCTGCTGCCCTGGACATCTTTGCCAATAAAATGCAAAAATGGGATGTGGATGGAGACAAGAACAACAAGGTAGTTTCTTTCAAAACATATATCGCTTATATCCTCCGTTTTAATCTTGCCAATGAGATGGGTCGTACTGGTCATACCTTATCAGGGACCAATTCATCAGCCTGGAAGAACCATGGTGCAGCTGCCATGGATGCTTTTTCATTAGATGGCCTTGGGCGAAATGCTGATGGAGAGCTGCGTCAGGATCATCTTGCTGCCTTAGGAACAGAAGATGAGATGGATCCAGATGAAAAATCCACCTGGGAGGATTTATATAAGGAGCTGAACAAGAAATTCAGCCAAAGGGACTGCGACATATTCTATTCTTTCTTTGGTCTCAATGGTCATAAACAGGAAAAGAATAAAGACATTTCCAGTAGATATGGGGTATCCCGTGGAGCTACCAGTCAGACCATATCCAAGATTGTGGCCTGGTTGCAAAAGAATCCAAAGTCTATTAAAATCCTCCATGATCTGGCTGAGTTATATAATGAGAGCCTCATGGTTCAGTTATGGCGTATGGACAGGGAGACTATTATGGAGCAGCTTATTAACAATGATGTGTATATCCTGCTTGAGAATGCCGCACCATGGAAATCAAAATCTGCCTTTATATCTTCTTTTGATTCTGCCATGAGTAATGTGAGGAACAAGGAGGTGGTAGAGGAGATATTGGACGGTGACTTCATGGATATTGATGATAATATCAAGAAGTATAATGATGATATCATCGCTTTTCTATCTGGTATGTATCCTGCGGTTAATATTCATCGCATTTCAGACATTGGTTTGATTGATAAGATGCATGAGGTTCAGAAGTATTACAGATATTACATTACAAAAAAACATTAAATACATATGAAATCATTACTTGAAATGTTACAAGAGGCATTAGTCTCTGAGAAGAAAGATGAGATTACAGACGAGAAGTCATTCAGGGAATATGCTCGTAGTCTTTTTGAGGAAGCCTTTGGAGACGACCTCGATGAGGATGAGATGAAGGAAATCGTGGATGGCCTCATTGCGAAACAGAAAGAAGATGACCTTGACTGGGGCGAGGTAGTAGGCATGCTCCAGCAATCTATGGGTCCAAAATAAAAAAGAAAAAATGAGAAATAAATTCATAGACCTGGTCCAGGCAGGTGTGGCCAAGATGGATTATAACCCCATCGCAGGTAATACACCCAGTCTGGATCCATTGGTAGTCATGTATAACCGCTACTGGGGTCTGGCCACTGATACTCATTGTGCATTGGTGGGTGGAAGATATATAGTCACTGGTCATTGGCTTACACCACCAGCAGGTCAAGAAAAAACAAGGGTTAATAAGGCATTTAATACACTTGTCTGGAACGATTTAGTGAATGGTGTGGATGTTAAGCCTTCTGGATTCTTCTGCCTGTATGAACTATTGAGATCTGTTAATAAGGAGGCCAAGCTCATCCAATATAATGGAGACATCGCCATGGAGTTTACAGAGGCTATCACAGCTGAATCATACAATGAGGATGCGCCAGAGGTGTGTTATCCAGCAGGTAGTAATATAGCAGTACCTCTTAGAAAATTTGAATCCGTCCCTGGTACATTCCATGAGATGTATAACCGTTATGAAAATGGTGAGCAGCTCGCAGAGGCCTTGAATGAATCTGCTTGGATGAAAGGTAAATGGATGTGCTCAGGTTCGCAGTTGGCATGTAGAATAAATGAGACTGTATATGTAACGAACTTGGAGCTGAACGAATCGCAGGTGTGCAAGGATGAATCTTGCCCTGAGCTCAAGGAGCTCCTTTCAAAAGCGGATTTACAGGATGTGGCATTAGTAAAGGCCAAGAAGGGATTTAAGTTAGATTCCGATAACCGCACATGGAAGCGATTGTTGGCCAAGAATAAATACAACCATATAAATGTTGATGATTACTCAGACCTGACCCCAGAGGAATGGTTCAAGGCCATCAAAGACATTGTTAATACAATAGACTAAAGATGAGTATAGAAGAATTGTTTGGTACCCTACAAGAGTCCATTACAAAGGAGTGGAGGGATCACCTAAAAACATCTAAATATTCCAAGCATATGGCCTTGGATGAGTTTTATAAGGAGATGCCAGAGAAGGTAGATGCCTTGATTGAAGCCTATCAGGCATCTAATGATACCATCGAGGATTATGCAAATGTCCTGGATAATGATATGGATGCCTTGGAATATCTCAAGGCCCTGAAAAAAGTATGCAAGGAAGGTCGAGAGATCCTTGGTGAGTCCGAACTGGAATCTCTTATGGATGATATCCTCTCTCTTATTGATTCAACCATTTATAAGGTACAGAAGCTAACAGAAAGTAGATGGTTGACATTAAAAGAAAGCCTTATACGTTCACTGAATAGCTTGAACTAAAACAAAAGGATGACTTTTTAGGTCATCCTTTTTTATTCGCTCTAACAAGAGATCTCAGTCCAGCCTTAGTAACTACAAGGGAAATGTATTTGATCGCGTTAGAGCGCAAGTAAATGAGGTTATATGCGATTTATGGCACCCATTTACATCTTTTACGATTGTACTTCTTCTTATTACCATGATCTTTAGTGATCATTTTCCTGCGGTTGATCTGAGCCAGCTGACCCTCTGTCCAACAATAGACCCCAATTTGACACACCTTCCATCTTGAGGCCGAGTTCTTCGAGTTCTTCATATACTTTTTCTAAACTAATTGGTGTATAAGAATGCGAATCGCAACCCACATCCAACATATTAGGGCGGAACTGCATAGGAACCTCCCATTCCTTCATCTCATAAATACTCAGGCTATGGATATGACCAAAGAAATGGAGAGTTTGAAGATTAGAATGACTCCAAGTGAGTAATGGGTAGTGACAAAGAATGATTTCCTGAATCTTTGTTTTTTGACCAGGGAATCCCTCAACATATAAGGTCACCACATCGGAGCAGATATGAACCTTATCCTGGAGATGGTATTTCTCCACAGCCTTCTTCATCTTTTCCGCATCATCATGGTTGCCAGGGATTATATAATGAATCCCATTTAGTTTTTTGAAGATTCTCCCATATTCATGCGTGCCAGGGAACCAAAGGAAATCCCCGCAGTTAAATACCACATCACCTTCCTTCACCACACTATTCCAGCGAGATATTAGGCCAGCATCCATCTCCTTGACATCCGCAAATGTTTTATTGCGGTCGCAGAACCGTAGAATGTTGCGATGACCTATATGGAGGTCTGAAGTAAAGAAAATGTTTTGTCCCTCCTGGGCCATAAGATGTATTTTTTCCATTTTTATTTTGTTTTGTTTTTTACATTTATATATCACCCCTAATCTTCAATTGTTTAGATCAGGTACAAAAAAAAAGACCACCTGAGTGGTCTTTTGTATGATTTGGTGATTTTACTGAACCTCAATAGTGGCTACTCTATTGGCCTCAGTAGGAGTATATGGTTGTTCTGTATCGCCCTTAGCCTCTATAGTAATGAGATCGCGGTCCAAACCTGCATCAACAAGGGCCTCCATTACTGCTTTTGCGCGAGCCATAGAGAGGGTTTCATTGCCTACAAAGCCATCGCGGGATGCATAACCTGTAACTTTCACTGGTCGACCCAACTTAGCGATAGTGCTGATGTTAGCCATGGTCTTATAATCCAATGTGGATTTATTAAGATCAAATCCAATAGCAGGAACAACATAAACTACCTTCGTCTCGCCAGGCACTTCCTTAATAACCTCCTTTGGCATATTGCTGAGATCCTTTCGCAGGTTGTTCACAGTGGCATTAAGCCGATTAAATTCCTCCAAAGTGATATATTTGGTTTTGCTGAACTGCGTTTTATTGAACTTATATACTACACCGCCATTGAGTTGAAGTACTGAGCGATTGATATTGAACTCCAATCCACCACCATCATCAGTAAGACCATAGAAGATAGTAGGCCCCACATATAATGCAATGTGTTTATTGAGCATATATTCTGCGTTAATGGCAAAATTGGCAGTCATATCATTTCCTTTGGTATTGAAATCATGAGCCCAACCGGGGCCAGCAAGTGCAGATAAATTAAACCTGCGATCCAACTTGGTTCGGAACATATTCAGTACATTCACCTTTGCCAGAACAGTGGTATTGAGGTAATCAACCACCTTACCGGAGTTCAAAAAATATGCATTTGATCCCAGGGCTACTCCAAAGATCGGAGAGATGTCCTTGCCGACTCGAAGACCTGCATTGCCATTGTATTTCTCAAAGGAAGCCTCACCCTTTGTTGGAGTAATGGCACCACCATTCACTGCCACATAAGTATTGTCAAAGAACTTTGGGGTGTCATATTTAGCCACCACATTCTGTGCTTGAACTGATAGGGTGGTTATAAGGGAAACCACTAAACCCAAAATAAACTTTTTCATTTTCATCTTTCTTCTTTATTTGTTTTCACCAAGAATTTCCTTGAGCAGACCAAGGATACCTCCCTGAGCTGGGACTGTCTCTACAGGAGCCTTCTTCTCCTTCACTTCAGCCTTTAGAGCAAGATACTGAATTCTGTCTTTCACCTCGGTCTGAAGCTCAGTGTATTTATATAGGAGAATACTTGAAACGTCCTCGCCCCATTCCAAGAGACTGATCTGTTTATTGAGCTTGTCAATTGACTCCTGGATATCATCATTATCCTTGAGGAGCTTTGTCCTGATATCCTCAATAGTTCGCTGATAGTCATGGAGCTCGTCAAGATTGCTCATCTCATCTACATGATCTATCACGTCCGCAAAGGCATTAATGCAATCATTCTCGAGATCATCCACATCACACCCAGCCAAAGCATCAAGATAATTAGGATCACCCTCATTGAAGAATGGGGTCATATTCACCGTGATTTCATCTCCAATGACATCGACATCCTCATCAGGAGCCATATAAGTTCGACTTGAACAATCCAGCTCCTCACCAGCCTTAATGGCTGCCTGAACAGCATTGTTATAGTCCTCTACTGAATTGTAAATGGTTCCATTGACATTTCCTACGAAAATAATTTCTTTTGTTCTCATTTTATTTTTTGTTTGTATTACACATAAATATCACCAGGATATGTAAAATGTTTAGTTGATTTTCTTCTTTTTGTATACTGGTATATCAGGATCATCCATGAAATTATATGTTTTAGTATTGTTTCTGCGATTTCTCCATGCATTAATACAAAATCCATTCCACTCCCATTGAGGGGAGTTGTATTTAGGATCAAGTATTTCTAAATGAATAACCCAATTGGAATCTGGCATGATTGTATATTCATATCTTTTGGCAGAGGATGGAATATCACCAATGAGTTTTTCAAGATCCTCATCTTTAGCCACTCCATCATTTTTCTGCTCTAACCATTTTATAATCTGGATGCAGAGAGGATTATTTTCACCAATGATACATTTGAATTTCTTCACCGCACTGTAATCATATCCCAGAGTCTCAGTGTCTCCTATTTTGGCTATGTTTATCACTTCATTTCCCAACTTCACATTTTTCTTTATAATCAAGGATCTATCAGGTCTGAAGTAATCGACTGAGCTCATGATACTATCTGATTTAAATGTGACATTCTCAAGCTCCCATGTTTTATAAAATCTGAATGGGAATACTGGTCGTTTGTCTGTGGAGTGTAGAGAAATGTTACTGAGCTTGTTGATCGCATTGCTTTCATCTCTCAGTATAAAACCAGGAGCTTCTATCTCTTTTATTTTGGTATTTTTTATCACATTTAAAGTATGGGATCCTATATGGCAAGTAACTGGGACCACTTTGTCGTCATAATCTTTTCTTAATATATAGGCGGTATCCCCTTTTATTTCTACTACCCATGTGGGCATGGTTTGATCATAATAAATATCGGCCATATTTGGCCAGTCCTGATTTAAGGCATCTACAATAGCCTCTTCCAGAGAGATAGTATTTATCTTGTTGTTCTTGTTTAATAGTCCCTCTTTAAGAAAAGTATATAAACCATCCATTTTGTTCTATGTATTTTTTATCTTCTGGTTTTACTCTGGATATTTTCATGGATTCTTTGAATGCTCTACCTGGTTCAAATGGACATCTGATCTCTATATATTGGTTTCTCATACCTTTAAAGTTTTCCTTCTTTATACCGTCCAGACCAAACATCTTCATTACATCACCAGGATCAGTGCCTTTTCTAATACACCCTTTAACTTTTTTATAATATTCTCTCCATACAGGGCATTCTATTACCAGGGACATGTTCCATAGTTCCACATTTTTGAATGTTGGTATTGATTTTGGATCATACACTTTGATTTTAAGACCTGGTTCACGAGAAGTTATAAAATTCTTACTACCAATGAATTTGACATTAGTAAAAGATAGGTCACCCCCGTGCATGTCAAAACTCTGCCCAAATCCATCAGTAATCTCAAAGGTACAATTCTCTACACTTACATTCTCATCGTTAAGAATGATATTACTACCATACTCTGCCTCTATATTAAAGTTGATGATTATATCCTCAGGCAAATCATCATCCAATGAGGATAAGCTAAAGTAAACAAGTTTTAAGGTTGCACCTGGAATGGTCCTCAGTAGGTTAATAATTTCCCCGTCCAATAATTTATTATAACTGCCTTTAATAGTGAGTACCTTTTTGGCAGGATTCCAATCAACACTACCTTTTCTATTTTCCTTTGCGGCCTTTTCTTGGATCTTGGCCTTAATCTCATCACCAGCATTTAGAACGCTGGATTTATTGGATTTATTTAGGAGTCCCTCAAGACACAATTTCAATGTTTTCATCTTTTTATCTTATGTTTTGAGTGCACTGGTATATCAGGATCATCCATAAAACGAAATATCTGACCTTTAGCTCCGCGCTGCCTGTATGCTTGGATATGAAGCCCATTCCAATCCCATGAAGTGCCGCGGTTGAACTTCATCATAGAATCATTATATATCTTCATATGGATGTTCCAGGTACTGTCTTGCGCGATTACATAATTATATGATTTTGCGATTGGTGGAACATCACCAATGAGTTTTTTGAGATCTTCATCTTTGGCCACACCCTCTTTCTTTTGCTCTAACCATTCTATGATCTGAGCGCTGAGCGGATTCCTATAAGGCATGTTGCATTTGAACGCTGCCACCTCACTATAATCATATCCCAGGGTTTCAGTATCCCCCATATTATGGATATCAATGTTATTATTTTCCAGTTTCACATTTTTTCCTATGATCAGGGATCTATCACAGTCATAATAATCCGCGGCATATGCATCCCTGTCTGATCTGAGTGTGGCATTTTCAAGCCTCCAGTTTCCTTTGAAATTAAATGCAGTTACTGCTGGATATGGATTAGTGGAGTGTAGAATGATATTGTTGAGCTCCTTGATAGTATTTCTGGTCTTCCAATCACCTAATGCAAATGCATGTGCTGTTACTTTTTTGGCCTTGATGGTTTTTAATGCAGCCAAGACATTTGAACCCACTGGGAATGTAGTTGGTATATTTTTACCATCACCAATCCTGTTAAACACGCTAACATTATCATCATCGTCTATCTCGACCACCCATGTGGGCATAGGTGATGTTATATACCTACCCAGCACATCCTGCCAATCTTTAGTCATGGCGTTAATAAGGGCATCCTCTGAAAAGATAATATTTGTCTTATTACTCTTATTAAGCAATCCCTCTAAAAATACTGATAATGTTTTCATGCGTCAAAAAATACTACATTTCCATTTTTTCTAAGGCCAATATTCCACACATTGGCATCAAAGATATATATTTTCACACCCAGTTCCTTGGCCGCTTCTACCATCTCATCATATGCATTCTGGGCATTTTTATCATTGGAATGGTCAATATCACCATTCATTAAATAACTAAACTCCTCGATGGATTTTGGAACCCTGGTGGCATCATCTACAACTATAAGCTTCTCCATGGAAACAATCCTGGAGGAGAGATGGCTTATGTGAGGTAGTACGCTATATTTCTTAGTTTTTGCAAGCTTATAAAACTCCAAGGAATCCTTTGACATGTTCTTATAAAACACCTTTATGATCTGATCCCCAGCCTCTATAACGAATCCTTCCATACCAGCACCCAGGAATTTATCTATGCCACCTGTTTTGATGAGGTTATTAAAGTAATCAGCTATAATGGTGCAGGATCTCTGAGGATCTTGCTCCATGCCGGCCACTGCACTAACTAACCAGGTTAGCATGACAATACCCTTTTGTTCTCCTACTGCATCAAACACATATTCATCGACATAGGGAAGACTTTTTATTAACTCTATGGCATGCTCATCACCGGACCCAGCATCCACCAGGACATCATACATCGTACCATCGGATATGGAAGCCCAGATGTCATATACCAGCTCTTTTGGAATGAATTTGGCCTTATTTTTATCCCCCAGCACACTTTCAAATATGCCAAAGGATATTGAATCTTCCAATTGTTGATATAAACCTTTCATGCTCAAATAATAGCATCTATCTCTTTGCTCATATCCACTAATTTGGCATTATCCCATGTCCAAACTCTTTGATTTGAAGAGCCTCGGAAACGGATGCTGGTATCACGAAGCTCGGATATATATTGCCCATCAATGAGATAGTCAAGGAGTTTAACAACTTCTTTTTGACCAGAGGACAGATCCTCTACCTTATAACCGGTCCACAACCAGATCTTTTTTGTATCCCCCAACTCTGCTCTAAATCTACTAATGAGGTTATATACTCCACCCATATTAGCAGGATGTAGAGGTTCCCCACCCAGAATAGATAGGTGATTAATATTTGGGTCCTTACAGAGATTTATGATCTCCTTAACTGTATCATCTGTCCATAGTTTACCCGCATTAAAATTCCAGGCAGACTCATTAAAACAATCCTTGCAATGAAAAGTGCAGCCGGATACCCATACAGATACTCCTATACCATTACCATTGGCAATGTCAAATGTTTTTATGTTACTATATCTCATACACTAATGCATAAATTAACCAGATAGCCCATCCCATGGTGAGTGTATAGTATGCCTCATTAGTAATTTTGTCAATATCCTCATCCTTGACCTCTGAGTATACAAATCTCCATTTTTCAGACTTGAACGTGGACAGGGCTATAACCAACACTACCCATACCCAGAAACTAATAGGCTTGTAATGTAGATAGTGTACTCCAATTACATCATATACTGACCCCAGGACCCAGGCATGAATAGCATGAAAAATAACTACCATCAAGATAGAGATCAGTACGCTAAAAAACTTCTCAATAAAATCTTTCATCGCTCAAAAATACATGTTACATGTTTAATTAACCAATCAAACTCATTATAATCTGCCATAACATCAATGCCCCCATTATAGAAATCATTGGTATATAATCTGATGGAAAGTTGGGGTATAGGAATCTCCTGCTCATTAGTCAGTTCTGCACCCTCAAGAAATAACACTTCCATCTTCCTATGCGCAGTTCCTAAATCAGTTTCGAACACAAATAGCTCATCTATCCTGGTGAAATTGTATGGAGTTAAAGCCTTCTCCATTTTCTCAAGAAATTTGTCTTTATCCATCTTTTTTTGTTTTAAGATACTCGTTTTGCGAGAGCATTATATTCCTCAATGAGTTTTGTGCGAGCTTTTCCCTGGGCACCCTTAATCTGAACTAAAAGGGTTTTCATTCGCTCCTTTATAGCCTTTTTATTTTGTTTGGTAGGTTTACCATACACCTGCTTGCGATTTTGATACAACCAGGTGACTATCTCCTTATAAATGAAATTCCAGTTCCAAGTTCCCTCGGTCTCTATATAAGCCATATCATTCGGCCAATTAAATTGGTGCAAGAGAGTCTCATCATCTTTATATAAGGAGTAAATGGTATTGTCCTCTTCCACTTTGTATTTGGTATACATATCTGCCCTGAAATCCTTGGCCAATACATCATATACTTCCTCCCAGTTGGATTTTGGAGGTAGAATCGCACCCATCTGTTTTTCTGCGAACTTAATGATGGAGCCAGTGGCCGGTTTAATAATGTTTTTTGCCATTTCTTTCTTTTTTCTTTTAATCTATATCACCCAGAGTACTCAAATGTTTATGTTTTTGGCGGTTTATTTTCGCTCTAATAAGCTCAAATGTATATCCCTTGTAGTTATAAAGGCCGAGATGAGATCGCCTCGTAGAGCGCAAAAAAAAGGATGACCCCTGTGAGGATCATCCATCTTAGAAATTGTAACTAATACCAAATTGGGCACCTATACCCAGGTCAAATCTCTTATCAAAAGGTGAGTAATACAGACCAGGTCCAATATTGATTCCAAACCCCCATCGTTTTTTCTTTGGAGGTATTATCATGGACTCCACACTTTGCACCTTGAGGTATGGATTTTTGGAGGTCACAAAGATTTGGTTGTCTTTAGTTTGACCCACTGTTATATCCACAGGGACCTTGATATTGGATAGGGTTAGGTTGACAGAATCAGCCACCTTAACATCAGCATCAAGACTCAAATAGGAATCATTGAATTTGAATGCGGCCTCCCTGGTAGGCTTTCCCTCAATGGTGTTATATACAGTATCATGTACCATTACTGGTTTAATCTCCGGGATAAAAACTTCAGTTTTAATATTGGAGGCCATGGTGACCTTTGACTGGAGCTTTTTTTGTAATTCGGAGATTCGCAAGCCTTGTTGTTTGAGTTTGGATTGAAGTTCGGACTGGGACACCAAAAACGCACGCTTTGCAGCAACAGAGCTACTATCTTTAAGTTTGTAGGTCCGCAAGGAATCTTGATAGGCTGTAATATTCTGTTCATATTTAGAAATCCTTTGGCCTTCACATGACTTCATGGTAAGCGCTGTTATAAGGCATGCCAATCCAATAATGACTATTGTAGTCAGTTTCTTCTTCAATCCGAAGTTGATTTTGTTTTCCATGACCCAATAATACTACTTATTTCAATCCTCGCCATCTGAGCAGGGCATCGCGCATAGAGCGTAGTAGGGTCTTGACCTCGTCCATGGACTTGTCTGTCACGTCCATGATGGCATCTGACCCATGCATGATGTATACTCTGTCCCCATGGAAGGTTACATCGAACTCCTCTTCGGCCTCTTTAATGGCCTGTTGAGTTTTTGACTCTGCACTCTGCATACCTAACATCTCTCTGAATTTTACTGAATCCATATTTGCTTGTTTATTTGTTTTGTTCTTCTATATATCACACAGGATCAGTATTTGTTTAGAGGATTATATATCTTTGTAGTTCCAATTCTTGAAATTTTTTAGATCATCCACATACTTCATCAACCATACCAGGATATATTCCACAAATCTCAGAACAGCCTTAGTGGAGGTGTTCTTTGTTTCATAGATCACCTTGGGAAGGACTTTATTCAGCAATCCATATCGCTCGTAGTCATAAGCTTGGTTATTGGAGACCTCATAGTTCTTCACATATCTCCTTCTACTACCAATAGGTCGTATCTCCATATTTATCTAATCCAATGTTACATTCGTTGATTTTATCTCAGGGATGGCCTTTTGTAATTTCTCTGGATAACCCTCTAAAGCCAATGAGATGGGTAAAGTGTATAGGTTAGTACTGGCAGCGTGGTATACCGCCTGTAAAGCCTGTAAAATGATATTCAAACAATCCTCGGTCTCATCTCCATAGGTGGCTGGATGGGCTGATTTATTTTTCGAACCCAAACTAATACCATGAGCTCCTGCGGAGATCGTCCCATGAGGCATACCTGAGTCAAGTAATATACTCCCATCTTTTTCAATAGCTATAGTAGCTCCGCGATGGGTGATTACCCAGCCAGAGCCATCTGTGAAATAGAGAGAGGTCCAACCTGCAGGTGTTTCTCGGTTAACAAGGACCTCTACATTCTTTCCATCAGTATATAACTTCTTGTCAGGTTCTATATGGTCATCTTTTCTGAACCAACGTAGGTCAAGTTTATTATCCGATTGGTTCATTACCCATACCTCGTCTCCGACATTAACCGAGCTATAGGAGTTGGCATGTTGACCAAAGAAAGGCATCACAGGTGGATTGGATTTGGCATCCTCCCTGAGAAATAACCCGGGAGCTTCCACCTTTATATTACCACCCTCAAGAACTTCTACGACCCTTCCTGGACGCATTGTCGCGTTTGTCAACTTCATTTCCGTTTATACTCATTTTATTAGTTGGATTAGTAATAGGAATAGCCTCAATGGTGGTTCGAGGTTCATACACAGGCATAGTAGTCTCAATCTCAATGGTTATATTGATCTTACGATCCTTGTCCTCTGTAGTGGCTCCATCAATATCCACCTGGTGTTCCTCCTGTAAGGTCTCAGGGATTTTATAAGATGCCAGAATAGTCTGGCCCATATAGGAGAATTTCACAGTCTGAAGGAATACCAGCTTAGATAGAATCACCTGGGTCAGCTCCAGGGCCTCTGTGAAGGAATTGAGAATGTATTTAAGCTCCAATTGCGTTTTTATAGGCATGCGCCGCTGCTCCGCCAAGAGAGTATATAGCCTTCCGTCTTCCTCGATCTGAAATTGACCATTCGCATATGGTGAGGTTAGCTGATCTGACTGGATATCTATGCTGGATGGCTGGGCCACACAACGGGGAATACGAGAGTAGATATACTGCTCATTTGTATTATCCTGAGGTTCCTTGCTGTAGTTATAATCCTTCTCTAATAACCACATAATATCATCACCTGTATTATAAATGATGTGTGGTATAGGGCCAGACTTAACCACTACTTTATTGGCCATATCCCAGAGCACTGCCTTTAACAATTTCGAGAAGAAGAGCTCAACATTATTAGGGTCAAGCTCTCCCTCTCTAATTTTTCTTACTATATCAACCATTATACATTCGTTACATTATACCTTGTACCTGTCTTATACTGGAGACTACCAATCATATCACTTGCATTCTGAGAATGGCGAGCGTTGAACGTGATTTGATAGTATAATGGATCACTATACAAGCTATTCCTAATATCAAATCCCATGTTAAATGATAACTCCGGTGCAGACTCAGTGGTCTTATAAAGGATAACCACAGGGATCTCCATACTCTCACCTGGGCCTAAAGTAATGTGGGAGTTGGTGTTGTCCGAGTTGAGATGAATGCCGTTAATCATGTTCAGATATGGACCCGCAAACATTAATCCCTCTTTGTTATGAGTAGCAGTAGCAATATAATCCTCTATATCTACCAGGGTATGGAACTCATCACCAGTCTTAACACCATCATGAGCATTGTGCAGATTATACTCTGAGCCTGATAGGAGGTTGAATATGGCGCTCTGTTCAAAGATGTTGAATACATATTTAATCTCCTTTGAATTGACATCCCTGGTGGTCATCTGTCCAAGCAACTCATTGTTATATGGATTCATTCTTCGGAAGTATATGTACTGGTTTCCTGACTGATAGGCAGCATGAGCGGTATTACAAGTATCCCTAATGGCATTAATAGCCGCGGAGGTGTCCAGGCCAGATAGAGTAGTATCCATCTTCTTACCTGATGTTTGATAATAGTCATACAAACTACCCCAGTCAAAACTCTCCAGATCGAACTTAGGCGCATTAAACTCATTATCATTATTCAAATCAGGCACATAACCAATCAATGGACCAGAATAAGCATTGTATAACTCCGTAGTATCCATGGACTCTGGATCCACAATAGGATATCTCTTACCTGCAGGAATGATGATGACATATGTTCCACCAGGTTTGAGCACCATACTGTCCAAAGTCTTCAAATTGGAAATTGAGGTGATCTCATTATCCAGGGCGCGCAGACCAGTGTCAGTTTTTACATCCGGCTGGCTATTGAGAACGAGACATTTTAATTCGCTTGGCTTATAAGTCACCACACGATTATCTCCACTTTCGCGACCCAGGGTACCAACCTCAAGCCTACTGATAGGCTGTCCCATGAGTCCGCCTTTTGCTACCATACCAATACCACCAAACCAACCATGATTGAGGGTAACAATAGGCCAGGTATTAGTTTCCGCAGGCAAAGTAACCTCTCTGAATCCATAAGCATCCGAAACAGTATAATTGGCAGAATTAGTGGTCTCAACGGTAATCTTCTTCCAATTGGTCTTCGTCTTATTCCATCGCGCAAACGCCTTGATATCAGTATCAAAGATCGCAAATAACAACTTGGCAGGTGTATTATCCTTACTATTAGCAAAGATGACTCCGATACCCATATCATCTGAGATAGTAGTATCTGTTACCGCATCCCATTTGTTACCAGCATTCATGGTGGCCTTTATAACATTAGAATTACCCTTAGTGGATACACCACTTGTGATAATGATGTCATCTTTGGCATCACCTGTAACTATAAAGTCATACTTAACCTTCACAGGCGCATGTTCATAGGTTCGGATGATAAATTCCGCTGTGTTATTAGGCCTGAGGGTCTCATTGTTATTGATCTTTACAGGTAGGGAGACATTGCCAGTTTCACCAGGATAAATAAGAGTTATCTTACCTGCAATAGAAGCCTCTGACCTTGTCCATTCTCCAAGCTTAACAGATACATTATAGTCTTTATACTCCTTTGGTGCCTCTGATGCAGTGAACTGGAGAAGCGGAGGGGTAGTTGGTAAAGACGCAGACTTATCAATGGTTTTATCTACGGCAGTGACATAAGAGATTATATCCATCCCGCTGGCTAATGACGGAACTCTCACCATGGTACCATTAATACCATCCCCAGAGATATTTAAGTTGTATATCTTTGATGAGTCATTGTTATTAACCAAAATAGATCCTGCACCAACCTTGATATTACCATTAGTGATGACCTGGAGATTGTTGTTAAACGTCCATGTTCTGCAACTTACTTCGTTGAAACGGAAACTTAGAGCATCAATCGAAATGGTCACCGGCTTCTTGTCTCTGTCTCTACCTGCCAAAGGAATGTTATTGAGGGTGGTGGAGATAGTTACTGGCATAACATCCAAACAGGCAGGTCCGGATACACCAGTTATCTTCACCTGAGCGGAGTTAATACTCGTTGCAGGTGTTCCATTGGCTTCTGTAGCTACTGCAAAGAGGTCTTTTATCACCGCGTAATTGGCACTTACTCCATTGAATACCATTGCCTTAGATGTACCCACACCTGTCTCAGTATGGTTATTATAGGTAGCTTGAACAGACACTACTGCACCTGCAGGGGCTGCGATATACAAGTCATTACTTGTGCGTTTACCTCCGGCTTTGCCAAGAGTTACCTCAGTAGCCCCATCAGGGATAAACCATTTATTGGTATGCTCATCTGTAGGCCCAATCACATTCCCATCTATAGTCAGTTCATATTCTGTACTTCCTGAGATCTGAAGGATATTTGACTGCTTGGTGTTGTTATCCCTGGTCCTATCATTAGAGGCACGGAGATATAACGAAGTAGATGTATTATCAATGGCATCATCTACAATCTCGATCTTACCATTAGATCCAGGGAGTTTGATGACCATGGTGTTGGAGACCTTATCCGCAGAGATATCAGAATCTCCATCGAAATTCACCTTTACATATCTACCAACGAAAATATCCGCAGCACCATAAGTCTTGTCTATTGCAGGCACCTTGTCAAAGATAAGCTCTGCGGCATTACCAACGAACTTGGCATTGACAATCTTTGGAGTGTCTGCTAATGGGAGTTTGATGTAATTAGGATCAATAACATCATGAGAACCATCCTGGTACTGCTTGGCGGTGCCACTATTTTTTCTTGAGGAACAGGTACTGAAATAAACTGCTGAAGATGCAGTGTTGTTTCCATCCACACCAGTAGATCTACCATTATACAATGCAACTGCAAGAATAGCAGCACCAGCCTCTGGGGTATAAGAAGATGGGAATCCGAAATACTTATAATCAATTGGAACTGTATAATAACACCCTGCTGCATTTGCGGAGCTCGCAGCTGCTCGA